CTTCAGCCGCAGCCTGCCGGTGAATGAGCTGGAAATTGCGCAGACCGTGCAGGCTTATCAAGATATCGTTCCGGACGAGCTGCTGCTTGGGCAGGTGCCGTTTGTGGAGGATGCTGACAAGGCCTTGGAAATGCTGCAAAAGGAACAGGCAGATAAAACCAAGGCAAGCGCCATGATGTTCGCTACTCAACCATTCAAGCAGGATAAGGAAGAGGAGCAGTGAGACGATCCGTTGACTATTGGCTGAGGCGCGCCGAGGCCGATATGGACTTGCTGCAGGCCGTTGCGGATGATCGAATGCGGGTGATCGGCAGGGCAATGCACCGGGCGCAGCAGACGCTGATCGACGAGGCCCAGCGTATATTCCGCACTTTCACGAACCGGTTCAACCTGACTGAGGACGAGGCTCTGCGGGCGTTGGCTGAACCATTGGGCCGGGCTGAATATGACAGACTGGTTGCTAAGATTTTCACGATGCCGTCCGGCGCGGCAAGGACCGCGTTGGAGATCCGGGTCAACAGCGGGGCGTATGCCTACCGGATCAGCCGCGTACAGGCCCTGAATGAGCATATCGCGATCGAGACGGCAAGGATATCGCAGGTCCTGGAGGACGAGCTGACCGGGCAGCTGCGGTTTACGGCGGTCGACGGGTACAACAAGCACATGTACAACCTGCAGATGCAGACGGGCAACGCGTTCAATGTGCCGGATATCCGCGGTATGAAGGTCTCGATTGATACGCCGTGGGCCGGAGCAAACTACTCAACCCGTATATGGGGCGCCCGGGATGCGCTGGCCACAGATTTACGTGAAATCGTTTCCTCCGGGTTCCTGAGCGGCGAATCCAACGTAAAGATCGCCCGAAAAATCCGGGACAGGTTCGGCGTACAGCTGCAGAGCGCGGAACTTTTGGTACGCACTGAGACCAGCTATATCGCTAATCAGACGCACCTGCAGGCTTACAGGGATATAGGGATCGGGACGTATCGGTATAAAACCGCGTTAGACAGTCAGACCTGCAAATACTGCGCGCCGCTGGACGGGCAGACGTTTTTGGTGGACGATGCGCAGATCGGCCGGAATTATCCGCCAATCCATCCCCGCTGCAGGTGCACAACCGGCGCGGCGGATGACCGCGAACCGGGCGGGTATCGCCGCGGCAGGGACGCGAATGGCAGGAACGTACTGCTTCCCGGTGATATGACGTATCCGGAGTGGTATGATTGGCAGCTCGCCGGCGCACCTGCAGACGTCAACAGCTACTTGCGAACACTGCGCCAGGCTGGTACAATAACCTTGCAGGCTACGCAGCGTTTGACGAGGTTCAGGGTCCCCGGTGTAGTGCCAAAGGGCGTGACCTTGACCAACGTCCGCACGATCGCTGGAAGCGGCACGAACGCGGTATTCAGGAACGCGCAATACCGTGCTGACGAGTTCGGCGGCAATGCAGCCGAATGGAGCAAACGAGGCGGAATACTGGATACCGATAACTACGTGTATGATATCCACTGGGACGAGTGGAACGGAATGCAGTATAAAACTAAAGTCGTTAGTGTGAGGAGAAAATGAGAGTACGCTATGAGGGCCAATCCTTCAGCGCAGGGTTGACTAACGGAAAGGAATACGAGGTTACGGAGGTAGAGCCTGTTTTGGGTTTCCTGCGCATCATTGACGATGGCTGGGAGCCCGCATGCTTTGAACCAAACGTATCGGATAAACCCGGATACCTGTATTCTCCGACTAATCCGGGACCGTTTGAGAACGATCGATCGTACGGACATTTCGTGATCCTTGCAGATGATGAAAAAGGATCACTGGCCAAAGCAATCAACGGATAAAGCCGCCCGATAAAACAAAGGCGGTTTTTCATTACCCCGGTACAAAGCGTCGCCCTTCGGGGGCAGGCGCTTTTTACATACCAGCATGGGTGGGCCGAGTACCACCTGGGCAACAATGATACGGCACGGCTGAGAACGTGTCGGATGAAAAAGGAGAAATCATCATGGGTAACAACGATAACAGCAACCACTTACCCCTCAACCTTCAATTCTTCGCGGATCCGGCACCCGGTGGAGAAGAAGACCCAAACGGCGGCGGTGCGGCTGATCCCAAAGCGGATCCGAAAGGCGACCCGAAAGCTGACCCGAAGCCGGCAGAACCTTCCAAATCTCCTACGTTTGCTGAGATGCTGAAGGACAAGGACTTCGCGTCCGCCCTTGACAAGCATGTGAGCAAGGCGATCAACACGGCCCAGAAGAACTGGGAGGAAGAGCAGAAGCTGTCCGAAGCTGATCTCGCCAAGAAAAAGCAGACCGAGGCTGAGGAAGTGCTCAGCAAACGGGAAGCCGAACTGGCCGCACGTGAGCTCCGTGCCGATATGGTGACGGAGATCGGCAAGCGCGGTCTGCCCGCGGCGCTGATCGACGCCGTATCGCTGGCGGACAAGGACGCGGCGACGCTAAGCCTGGACAACGTGGAAAAGGCGTTCCGGGCGGCGGTTACCGAAGCCGTGGACGAGAAGCTGAAAGGGAAAGCGCCTGCTGCCGGCGGCGGCGCCGATATCGGCGGCTCACTTGAGGAGGAAATCTTAGCGAAGATGAATCTTCCCAAAACATAACAAGGAGGAAACAATATGCCCATTACATTAGCCCAAGCTCAAAACCTGAGCCAGGACAAACTCACCAACTCCGTGATCGACGAATTCCGCAAGTCCCCGTTTCTCGATCTGCTTACTTTCGACAACACGGTGTTGCCGCAGGGCGGCGTTACGCTGGCCTATACGTATAACCGCGTGACCACCCTGCCGACCGCTGCGTTCCGCGCGATCAACGCCGAATACACGCCGCAGGAAGCAGCGACCACGCCGTATACGGTATACCTGAAGCCCTTCGGCGGCTCCTATCAGGTGGACCGCGTGATTGCGAAGTATCAGAAGCAAGTCGTGGATCATGTGCAATTCCAGAACCAGCAAAAGATCCAAGCGACGATCGCCCTTTTCCATGACGCCCTCCTTAATGGCGATTCCGGCGTAGGCGCTGGCACCCAGTTCGATGGGTTGGACAAAGCCCTCACCGGCAGCTCCACGGAGCTTACGCCCAGCGCTCCCATTGATCTGTCCACCTCCGGCAACATCGACACCAACTGGAAAGAGTTTCTCGATCAGCTCGGGATTGTGAGGTCCTACATGGACAAATCCCCGACGCTGTATATGATGAACAGCATCATGTACGCGAAGTTCCAGAGTGTGATGAAGCGTGCGGGCATCAATCTGGCAAGCAAGGAAAACTACGGCGACGAGGTTGCGCAGTACGGCTCCGCGCTCGTCATGTCTATGGGCGACAAGCCCGGCACAGCGAACCCCGTTGTCGAGACCGCCGCGGGCATCACCAGCGTCTACGCGGTGCGCCTTGGCCTTGACGGCGTACACGGCCTCAGCCCGATGGGCGATAAGCTCGTCGAGTATCACTTGCCCGACTTCTCCACATCTGGCGCTGTGAAGACCGGCGACGTCGAAATGGTCGCGGCTATAGCCATTAAGGCTACCCGCTCCGCCGCCGTGCTTCGCAACGTCAAAGTCGCGTAAACGGGAGGATAAAGAAATGTCGAGAATCTATGCCCCGAATGAAGAACATGTCTGCGATTGGGCACAGGTGCCCTTTGTGCACGGCGTTGCGGCTGTAGACGCGGACGAAGATACCACGCATTTCGCCGCTGACGGCTATACCATCGACACGAGCAAGCACGCCCTGGAATTGTGGGACGGTTTCACCGTTGCCCAGCTTGACGCGTTTTATACGTATCTAGGCGGCACAGTAGTTGCAGAAGACACCAAGTACCAAAAGGTACGCAAGGTCGAGGCCGCTCTGAGCGCGCTTCTGATCGCGACGCTGACTACGGCGAGCGCAGCCGCAACCAACACAACGGGCGCGACGAAAATCACCATTACTTCTCCGGGTGACGCGACGTACTTCTTCAAGTCCGCCGAAAGCACATCGCCCGATATCCTGTACGGCGACGTACCGGATGACACGTGGACCGAGCTTGAGGCCGGCGTCGCAGACGATCTAACCCCGACCGGCGGCCTTGAAGGCTCCGACGACAAGTACACCGTTGTGCGCGTCACCGCAGGCGGCACCGTGGACGCTATCGACAAGGATACGCTCACGGTCAAGACGGAATAATGGCTGCCGAATACTACCAGATCAAGAGCAACCTGCCGATCAAAGGCGAGCATTGGGGGCTTGAGTTTACCGCGGGCGTTGCGAGAACCAATGACGGAACGCTCGCGGGCAAACTCATGCGGAAAGGCTACGCAGTGACGTGCGTCGCCGAGTCCGAAGAAGCGCCCAAAGACCCTGTGGACGCGAAAAAACCCGAAGGCATTACCACCGATCTCAGCGTCAAAGAGTTGCGCGAGATCGGCAAACAGCACGGCTTGACCTTCGCTGTCGGCACGACCAAAAAGGATATGGCCGCTGCGATCAACGAGATCAACGACCAGGATGACGAACCCGTGGACGACGAGGAAAAGGACTGATCTGAATGCTGGATACGCTGAAACGCCGCCTTGGGATCACAGGCACCGAAAAGGACGACTTGCTGGAGGATCTGCTGAACGAAGCGCAGGCCTATGTCAAAGGGTATACCAACAGGGCGGAAATACCCGCCCTGTTGGAACCTGCCCTCGTATGGTTTGCCGCGGCGGCGTATAACCAGCTCGGGCTGGAGGGTGAGAAATCCCACAGTGAAGGCGGCGTCAGCCATAGCGTTGACCTGCTGCCCCAGCACCTGAAGGATCTGCTGAACCAATACCGGCTCGCGAAGGTGGGGAATGCCTGATGGGCTTACAAAGATCACGCATGCGGGATGTGACCATACACCAAGTCGTCAGTCTCGTACGCAAGGATGCCCCGAAATACAACCCCGCGTACGAAACGCTGTCCGTAACCCTGCAGCCGCTCGAAGGGCAGCTGAATGCGACGATGTACGGAGCGCAGCTAAGCAAAATGCTGTTGCTGCTCACGAATGAGCCAACAGCTCTCCTGTCGGAAGGCGCCGGCGTATGCGTGGACGTGGCTGTCGACGCCCCGCCCGATTACCGGGTGGTGTCGTCCCAGACCTGGGCACGGCACACCGTAGCGCACCTCGACCTGGTGCCTGAAGGAAGGCGCGGCGAGTATGGAGTATGACATCACGGTTGACGGCCTGGACGATGTAGCGGAAGCCCTGGGCGCGACACTCGAGCAGGTGCTTCCAGCCGCGGCGAAGGGCGTTGGAAGAGCTGCCGAGGTGACCCGGGACACGGCGCAGGATTTCTGTCCTGTCGATACCGGTGAGCTGTGGAACAGCATCAGCGCGACACCCCCCAAGATTGAGGGCGATACCGTTGAAGCGTCTGTGATCGCAGGCGCCGAACACGCGGTGTACGTGGAAATGGGGACGGGCATACGCGGCGCCGGAAGCAACCTTCCCGAAGGGCTGCCTGCCGCAACGTACCGGCCTGACTGGCCCGGGCAAGTTGCCCAGCCGTACATGTACCCGGCGTACAAAGCAAACGAAGACAAGGTGAAAGACCTTGTAGCCGATGAAATCCGAAAGGCGGTGGGGGGATGACCGATTACAAGGAAGAGATCAAAACCGCGCTGGAGGATATTCCCGGGCTGCAGTCCTTGTCTGATTCGTGGCCTGAATCTGTTGCGGACCTGCCCGCGATCGTGGTCGACCTTGCGGGTGAACGCGGAACAGACCGCCGCGACAACGTGCGGTTTCTGACGGAACAAGAGTTCAACGTACGGATCTTCGGGAACACACCCGCAGAAGTCCATACGATATTCGAGGCCGTGGTGCCGCGCATGGAAACGATAAGGTATGAACTCACATACAAGTTTGACCAAAACACGGCGGGGGCGCTGCAAACGATCACCCGCTGGACCAGAACCATACCGACGTAAGGAGGAACTATAACTATGGCGAAACGAGCTATCATCGGTTTCAAGGGGATCGCAATGGCGCCCATCATCGCAGACACCATCGCGGCGTATACGACGGGCGCCGGCGTGGCCTTGCTGTACGCCGGCAGTATGTCGCGTACACCCAAAGAGTCCGTATCGGACATCTACTATGACGACGATCTCTACGCGCAGCTCCGCAGCAACGTAGGTGATGACGTCGAACTTCGGGTCGCTGAAGTGCCGCTTTCCCAGATGGAAACGTTTGGACTGGGTACGTATGACGCGACCGCGGATACACTGGAGGCGGACTTCAGCATCGTCAACAAATACTTCGCGTTGCGCGCGGTAATGGACACTGTCAGTGGTTTGCCGTTTTACTTCAACTGGCGCGTGTTTGAATTGACGGGCGTGCGCTTTGACAACTTCCAGACCAAGAACAACAGTCCGACCGTATGCGAAGTTATCCTTTCCGGCGTGTTCAAAAAGCCGCAGTTGGCGACGATCAAGCCGTACGTCATCATGCAGCTCAAGGAAGACCTGAGCAACCAGGCGATGTGTACGGCGCTGCTTTCCGAAGCGGAGCCGTACGTGATCACCTATGCGGCTGGCGGCGGTACCGGAGAGCAGACGGCTGGCTCTGCGTTCGCAGGCAAAGCAATCACGCTCCCGGTGTGTACCTTCACCTATGCGGAGCACACGTTCAGCAAGTGGCTGGTCAACGGCGTGGAGTATGACGCAGGCGCGGCCGTCGTATTCGTCGGCGCAACGACCGTGACCGCGCAATGGACGGCTGATTAACCGACAACTGTATACCCAACAGCCCGCAGGGGCCGATAAGGCCGCCTGCGGGCGTTTCAGTGAAAGAGAGGTAAACGGATGAACTATTTCAAGAAAGTGGTGCGCAATCTTTCCCTTTCGAACAGCCGCAAAGTGCGCGGATACGAGATCAAGCGTATGCCGATCGGCGCTTATATTGTGGCGATGGAGAAGCTGCAGAACTTCCCGGCGGAAGCTATGGAAGCTATGTTCCCGGGCATGGACGCCGACGCGATCCTGAAGCAGCTGAAAACGATCGATACGGCTCTGCTTGGGCAGCTTGCTATGCGCGCGTTTACCGCACTCCCGAAGCACGCCTCGGCGTTGATATCGGCGCTGACCGGCATTCCCGAAGATAAGGTTTTGAATGACCCGAATATCGGATTGGATGGTTTGATTGAGATCACCGGGGCGTGGATCGAGGTCAACGGGATCGAAAATTTTTTCAAGGCCGCTCGCGATCTGATGGAAAAGGTAAAGACGCAGGCGGCTGGCTCCAAAGGCTCATCGCCTCAGGCCTCGCAATCGGAATCTCCAAACGTGAGCTCCTAGAGGACTACTATATCGACGAGATCCCTGAAATCATCAAGGCGTGGAACAGCCTCCACGGCAAAGAAGATGAAGAAGACGAAGAACCTGAGCGGCTTGATGATCCCCTGAAATTTTTCGGGGAAGGAGGTGACGTTATTGGCTGACAGAGAAGTAGGCGGTCTCGTAATCGCAATTCGGGCTACCGCTGAGGACCTTGAACGTACAGTCGAGGACGCGAAAGAACGACTGCGCGGCATAGGCACCGCCGCCGACCAGACGCGAAAGCCGCTTAAGGACGCCGGCATTGCCGGAAAGGACGCGGGCAGGGACATTGCCTCCGGCGCGAAGGAGGGGCAGTTTGCTCTGCTGGCGCTGGCGGCTGTGGCTGTGTTCGCGTTTCGTGAGATCAGCGGCGCGGTCAAACAGGGCGTACAGGACGCGAACGCGTACAAGGACGCGCTGCGGGGCTTGAACAGCGTCGCGGTGAGTACGGGAATTGCGTCCGCCGCTATGGAAAAAGCGACGGAGAAGGTCGTCGACCAGTTCTTCAACGCGACCGCCGCGGCAACGGCGTTTAAAAACCTGCTACTGCGCGGGTACTCTCTCGACCAGGCAACCGCGACGATTATCCGGCTGAAAGACGCGGCCGCGTTTGGGCGGCAGGCGTCGCTTTCACTGTCGCAGGCCGTTGTATCGGCGACTGAAGGACTGAAGAACGAGAATTCGATCCTGGTCGACAACGCCGGCGTAACCAAAAACGTCGCCAAGATGTGGGAGGAATACGCAAAGTCTATCGGTGTTGCCGTCGCAAACCTGACGCAGGCTCAGAAAATTGAGGCCGAGTATCAGGGTATCAGGCGCGAGACAGCCGCCATGACGGGCGACATCCTCAAACTGCAGGATTCCCTGTCCGGCAAGATGGCCGCCGCAGAGAACCAGGCATACCTGCTCTCTGTGGCATACGGCGAGGCCATGACCCCGTTACAGGCCGCTGGAACGGAGCTGAAAACGGGTTTTCTCGAAGTGCTGACTGGCATAGTTGAAACCCTGCCGGGGGTGGCCAGCGGCGCTACCGCGGCTACAGCCTCGATCCTCGCGATGGGGGTCGCTGTTGGCGCGCTTTCAAAAGGCAAAAAGATCATCGACTCCATCCGCATTGCGCTGACCGCCCTCAATGTGAGCGCCGGAACGCTGGGCTGGATTGCTGCGGCTGTTGGCTTAGCCGTCGGGATTTTCACAGGTATACAAAAGTACTTGGAAAAACAACGGGCTGATGAAGAGGCACGGATACAAAGCAACCGGGAAGCTGTAAAAGCCCAGCAGGAACGTACTGCTTCGCTGCGTGAGACGTTGAATGCGTACGTGGAGCTGAGTAAAAAGCAAAGTCTCTCCTATACGGAAGCCTTTGAGCTGAAGCGTATCGAGGCGGAGCTCGCCGCGCAGTACGGCATTACACGTGAAGAGCTGGATAAGTTAGCTGCTTCGACCGATAACTACGCTGAAGCCCTGAACGGCGCCGTTATCGCTGCGACAGGGGCCCAAGCTTTTGCTGCGCTGGAACAACAGGCGGCTGATAGCTTGGCGGCCGCACAAAAACAGATGGCCAACCTCGAAAACCTGAGCAAATACAGTATCGTTCATCCGACGACAGGTGAACGTTTCACCCTAGCAGGTTTATCGATTTCAGCAGATGATTTCAAAGCGCAATCCGAGGCTGCTTTCGCTGACATCAACCAATGGATTGAGGACGAACTTGCGGTATTCAAGGAAACGGTTGAACAGCAAGGCGGAGAGTTCAATGACGATATATCCCGCATTCTCACGGCTGCTCTGATCCCGAATGTCGATCTGTTATCGTTTGACAGCGCGGATTCGCTGCTCGCTTTTTTTGAGGGGCTGATCGGCGAAGTCGGAACAATAGCGGCCAACGCTGCGTCATCCGATGCTTTGGACGAGCTCCAATCCTTCTCCGATTTGCTTATGGCCGGCGTTATGCCGTCCGACGAGCAGATCCTCGAGGCAATGGAAGCCTGGAGCGATCTGCTGGGAGTAGACGGTAAAATATACCAGTACATGCAAGGACTGGTCGACGCCGGGGTTATTACGGCGGAGCAGTTTGACGCGACGATGGCCTCCCTGGCGCAGGCCGCTGATCCGCTGAGCGTTCTGGGCGCCGGCTTTGATGATACGAAAGTTCGTGCTGAGAACTTTATGCTTGCCGTTGAGGATGCGGAAGGAACTGTTGCAAGCGCAAAAAAGGAAATCGAGGACCTGGCTGCCGAGCAAAAGAAGCTGAGCGCGGAGTTGGAAAAGACAAGGGGCTGGAGCACGCTATACAAGCAGTGGAAAGACCTGAATGCGGCGGGTAAAGATACGTCTGCCGTGTATAAGCAGATGCAGGGGTATTTCAAGGCCTTTGATCGTTCTGTGGACAATAATTCCGCCTCCATCGGCGCTTTTAATGATCACATTGAATGGACGTCGGCCAATGCGCAGGCGCGGTTGTCGGAAATCACGAATCGTGGCTATGAACTGAACGCGATCCTGATCGCGATCGAAAACAACAGCAGCATTGACGCTGAAATACGCGCCGACGCGTCCCAGGCAAAAAGCGAGCTCTGGTCATTGCTGGAGCTGTTATTTGCGACGGTTTCGGCTTTTGAGCAGTTAGGCGAGGTCGAAACCGGTGGTTCAGGAGGCGGCGGCGGGCACAGCGCCGCTCCGACGCCAAACTACAGCGGTCCATCGGAATCCGCCTACGAAAAAGCAATCAGCGCTATGGAGCACCTGAAAGCGTTGGATCAGCTGACCTATGAGCAGGAACTGGAAAACCTCGAGGATATCGCACGCAGGATCCGGATGAGCAAGGATGAGCAGCTTGACCTGGAAGAGCGTATTTATGACGCGAAAAAGCGCATTGCGGAACGTGATGCGCAAAACCTGACCGACCTGACCGACGCAATCATCAGCGCGCTGGAAGCCCGCTACGCAAAGATGCGCGAAGCGGAGCTTGATGCGCTGGACCAAAGCCGGGACGCCTGGGAAGAGTGGCGGGACCATAACGTATCCGCCATACAAGAGCAGATAGACGCCCTGGATGCCTTGGAGGAAGCCGAGAACCGGCAGCAGACCAAGGAAGAGCACCTGCGAAAGATCGCGCGGATTGAACAAAGCCTTGCCTATGAGCAGGACGAATATAACAGGCTGCAGCTGCAGAAACAGCTGGATGCGGCGCGAAAGGCCTATGAAAACTGGCAGCGGTCGGTTGACCGTGAAGATCAACGGGCGGATCTGCGCAACCAGATTGACGATATCAATACCACGGCTGATACGGAAATCGAAGCTCTGAACAATCGCCGGCAGGAGATCGAGGATTTCTACAAAGACCGGATGTCGCTGGCGAACCTGCAGGCTGAGGCCGAGATCGAGCTGATGAAAAGCACCCAGCAGCAGATCATTGACCTGCTCGCCGAATATGCGCCCGAGTACGACGCAATAGGGCGTACACTCGGTGAGCGCATGATGGATGGGTTCCTCGCCCTCGTGGGTAACTTTGACGATTGGTTTGATACGTTCTCCGCGAATCTGGCGAGTGTAATGGATCAGATGCATAACGCGAATGTTGCCGCTGCCAACAATCGCACACAGGAAACCGGGAACAGTGTGAACGCGCGCGAGGTGACGATCACGCAGCAGAATACCTTCAACACACCCGTCGAATCTCCGGCCGACACCGCGAGACGCATACAGCGGGCCAATGAAGACCTTGCGGAACAGATTATGACGGGGGGCTGAACATGCAAAAACTGATTTACCTTAACCTCGACGGCGAACAGATCGACTTCCATCACGCCCCTTTCGTCCTTTCCAAGGTCAGCGGGCTGGGATTGCCGAACCTGAAGCTTGAGACATTGCGCGGCGTGTACCAGCAGGGCGATACGGTTGCCGGGTTCCGGCGCGAGCCCAGAACGCTCGACCTCACCTTCCATCTCATGAAAATCGACCGCAGGATGCTCTACAGCGCCCGTATGTACCTGCTGAGCCTGCTGTCGCCGGACAAGGCGGTGCGCGGTGACCAGCGCGCGACACTGATCTACGAAAACGATTACGGGCGGTTCATTACCCCTGCGATCCCCGATAACGGTATGGACGCCAAAAGCCGGATCCTGAACACGCAGGCCAATCTGAAACTGTCCTTCCGCTGTGAGAGCCCGTATTGGTATGATGACGCCGTTTCCAGTGTGGAGTTCGCCTATGAAAGCGGCGGCCTTACGCTCCCCTTTTCGCTTCCGATCAGCTTCGGGCTTCGGGATTACACTAAAACTGCGGTCAACCGCGGGCATGTGGCCGCTCCGGTCGAAGTCACGATCCAATGCAAGGGCGAAACCCCCTGCCTGTATAACCGCACCACCGGGAAAAGGTTGTCTTTGAGCGCCCCTGTGCCTGAGGGATATACGCTGATACTGAACACGGATCCCGCAAAGCTGGACGCGCATATGACAGACGCAAGCGGCGTCGAACAGCGTGCTTTCGGAAGGCTCGCTCTCGAAACGCCGCTTGCGGATTTCTATCTCGCGCCGGGAGAAAACGAGCTGATCTACGAGCCCGGTGGTGCGAGCGCGCAGAGCAACATCGTGGTCACCTGGCGAAACGCTTACGAGGGGGTATAGCATGACCCTCCAAGTGATGGATTTCGCGTTTGAGAAGCTGGCGGAGATCGCGCAGTTTGAAAGCCTGCAGATCACGCGCAGTTACTGCGGTACGGGCGCGATCAGCCTGACGATTGATCCGCGCGCGCGGGGCGCCGGCGCGCTCACGCCGGACGTGATCGTGTTCTTCGGGGATTCGCCGGAGCGTGCGTTCCTGATCGAGGACATTTCCTCCTATACGCGATCGAAACTGACCGTGAAGGGCTGCATGCTTAAGGGGCTGGCCAAGCGGCGCGTGTGTGTGCCGCCGCTGGCTGCAGGAGCGAGACCTTATCAGGATTTTGGTTGGGATCGGTTTACCGGCAGCGCCGAGGCGGCGTACCTGCACTTTGCGGACGTGAACCTGATCACCCCCGACGATCCAAACCGCGCGATCGCAAACCTGGTCGCGGCAAGCAATCAGGAGCGCGGTACGACGCTGCCGTGGCAGGCGCGGTTTGACCGGCTGGATACGCTGTTCCAAACCATCGGTGAAACGACGGAGCTGGGCTGGAACATCGTGCCGGACCTCGCGAACAGCCGGTTCGTCTTCAGCGCGTGGGAAGGCGCCGATCGTACACAAGGGAACGGCCGGTGCCTGATCAGCGAAGAAAACGGGAACGCGTCGGACGTAACGTACAAGAAGACGCTCTCAGGAAGCGCCTCCACAGCCTACACTGGCGGCGCCGGCGAGGATGAGGACCGCTTCATCCTCTCTGAGGGCGGCGCGGTGCAGGGAGCGGCGCGGCGGGAGCTGTGGACGGAAGCGGGCAGTATTGACGATCCCGCGCTGCTTGCGCTGTATGCGCAAAACAAGCTGACCGCGGCGGCCGAGAAGACCACGCTGACCGCCGCGCTGATCGACTCGGGCGCCTGCCGCTGCGGGCGGGACTACGACGTGGGGGACAAGGTGCTCGTTAGCGGGCGCGGGGCGTACATGGCCGCGCGTATCTCCGAGATCACGGAGACCTACGAGGGCGGCAAGCGCACCCTGAAGGCGGTCTTCGGGGACGCTCCTGTTACTGTTGGTAAACTGCTGACCACGCGGGAAAACGCCGCAAGATGAGGACGTGATTATATGGCAATGGAGAAGTATGGTTTCTTTCAGGGGACGGTGGAGGATCCACGGGATTATGATTCGGCGGATACGGCGACCGCGTTTCGTACGCTCGCGTCCAACGGCGTAGCGAACGTCGGGGACAACCTTGAAGTCACGGCGGACGGGCTGTCCATGAGTACGGAGCTCAATTACGGATCCGCGATGATACTCGGGCGGTACTACGTTCTCAATGACGACGGCGGCGGGATCAAAACCTTCGCACATTCCCCGGAAGCGTCATTGAACAGGATCGATCGTATTGTGCTTCGGTTGAATCTGACCGACCGCGTTATCAATGCGGTGAAGCTCGTCGGCGCCGCCGACGCAAGCCCGACGCCGCCTGCGTTGACCCGCACAAGCACGGTTTACGAGCTGTCGCTTGCGCAAGTGTATATCGGGGGCGGCGATTCTGTGATCGAGGCGGCGGACGTGACAGATGAACGCGAGGACGACGACGTATGCGGGATGATCGCTCCGGAGTCATTGCGACCGTCTGTGGTGCAGGCGTTGATTGCCGCTGCTGTAGACGCCGCGACGGATGACGTCGTGCGATATACAGCGCAATCGCTTAGTGATGCAGACGCATTGATAGCGCGAGGGAATATCAAGGCAATGTATAACGTGAACACCGGCGGGCTTTTGGTGAAAACGTTTGATGGTGTAGCACAGATAGCTTTTCCCGCGATCGATTACGCCCTACCAACGGCTGAATATCTTGTAACCTTGACGGCAGCGGGATGGGTCGGCGCTTCCGCGCCCTACACGCAGGACCTGACGATATCCGGCATGACGGCCGACACCAAAGGAGTCAGCGTCGGGCTTGCCCACACGGCGACCGATGAGCAATATACCGCATGCCTTGCGGCGCTTATCCGCGCCACGGGGCAAAGCACGGACACGCTTTCCATACGCGCAATCGGCGAGAAGCCAACAGTCGATATCCCTGTCATTGTGCGGATTGCATCGATCTATCCCGGCGGAACGCCGTAACGGGGTGAGAGTATGAGCGTATTAAGTTTCTTCCCGGCCGGAACTTTACCGGCAGGCACACCACAGTTCACCTATACTGGAAACTTCCAACTAATTGACGACGGCGAGGGACATTGGCGCATCAAGCTACTGTCCAGTGGTACGTTTACGCTGCTGAATGCGACGCGAACTATGCGCTTATTCATGGTCGGCGGCGGGGGCGGCGGCGGTACGCTCAACGGCGGCGGTGGGGGATACACACTCAATTCAAGTGGAAGCGTTGTAAAGGATACCGGATATCCGATCGTGATAGGCGCAGGCGGAGCCGCGGGCGCTGATGGTAACGCGACCACCGGATTCGGCTTAACCGCGAATTCCGGCCTGGCCAACGGCAACGGCGGTTCCGGCGGCGGCGGACGGTACTGTCCCGGCGCGTCCAACGGTGGCAACGGGCCCGGAGGCGGCGGGAACGGACAAGGAATAACCACACGTGAATTTTATGAAGCGGCCGGCGATCTATACGGCGGTGGCGGCGGCGGTACAAACCAAGGCAGTACCACGAACCCCGGACCTGCTGGCGGCGCCGGTGGTGGCGGCGCCGGGGCTGGTTATCAGCCTACAGGTGACCCTGCCTATCCTGCGGTCGCAGGTACGCCCAATAGCGGCGGTGGTGGCGGCGCGGCCTACGATCCGGGTACAGCCGCGGCTGGCGGCAGCGGTATCGTTATCCTCAGTGACGTGCGTTAGGAGGGTCAGGTATGGATTTTATACCAATCGATAGAACGTTTGACTATAGCCAGGGGACTACGCTCCAGGAGCTTGACAAGACGCTCGTCAAAGGTGATACAGGCGCGCATAAGATCAACGTTACCGTGAAACGCAGCGGTACGCCCGTCGACCTGAGTGGATTAACGTGCAGCGGGATTTTTGTGAACAGCAAGAAGCATACGATACCCGTTACAGGTAGCGTGGCAGGCAACGTCGCCTCTGTGGAGCTGAGTGCGGGTTGCTATGCCGTGACAGGGCCGCTGCTGATGATGCTGCAGCTCAACGACGGAAGTACGGATACCACGATCTTCTACGCCTATACGACGGTACAGGACGGCGCGACCGACGTATACTACGATCCGGACGCAATCCTGCCCTCCCTGCGGGAAGTGATTGAAAACCTCGTACTGTGCGGCGAAGCGGCTTCGTTGGCAAACACCAAGGCTGCTTTGGCAGATGAAAAAGCAACCCTTGCAAACACCAAGGCTGCTTTGGCTGATGAAAAAGCCGCGATTGCTGACGCTGCCGCTGAAGAAGCGACAGAGGCAGCGCTTTTGGCGCGAGCCGCCGCCCTCGCTACTGCTGATGGCGCTGCGCCGATGCTGGCCAACTATCTCGCTGGTGAGAACCTGAATTATGCATGGTTGCAATGGGGGACAGAAAACAAAACGATCGACGGCAGCGGTGCTATTATCGATCCGCCATCGGGGGACTACCGTGTATCTGAACCGCGCACAATTGACGTCGGCGATTACCTGTATTTTGACGGCGGTACCTATCCCTTGGTTGCACTATACAAGGTAAGCGACGACAGCTACATCAGTACGTTGGGGGCGGGCCTCGTCTGCGGAGATGCGGGAGAACCCGTGTATTTCCGAGTGACAGACGAGCTTTCCGCGTTGCCGACCAAGGTTAGCCATACGCAAAACAACGCGAATGCTGCCACAGACGAGTACGCATTGTTTGACCGCAACCTACTGGCAATCCCGATCCATAGCGATATCACAGGCATAAACTACCTGAGCCGGGAACGTGCGGACTATGATGCGGCGAGCGGTAGTCCTCCTTCTTACTATGTACACTCCTGGTATTCGCAGATCGTTGATGATTTGGTAACCGAAGAAAGCTACTTTTTTCTTCGCTTTCAGACGCCGACGGATGAAGTCTTGTCCTTTGATCCGGCGATTCTATTCGGCAACGACAGCGGCGCTATTGCCATGAATAAGATCATAGGTCAAAGCGATAACTGCGTGCTGGCAAGATATGAGGGCAACGACGCGTTGGGCGGTCATATCTGGGTGGATTGCCACCTATACAATATCAAGGACAGCCTCGGCGCAGATTATACTGACGGCGAGATCAGATGCGCGCAGATCAATTTCATCAATACGACCATAAACCCGGCGCTTTTGTGGGATACCTTAGTCTCCGGAAACAGCATCAGAAATCTAACGCAGAAATACGTCGATTACGTTGCTTTGCAGTCTGATGTTTCCAGCGTGAAATTGGCTGTTCAGAACGGGTATACGAGTTTCCCGTTCAATGCGGATGATTGGGAACAGGGTTCGATTAACACCTCAACAGGAGACTCGCTTAACGCTGAACCATATTACAGTAATTCACTGCGATTGATGACGTTCATTGACGGCGACGTGGATATTGCCATTGCAAGGCCGGGGTATTTGGTTTACTTCGTGTACAAATACGAATCAGACGGAACCTATATTACCTATATTGACAATCAAGCCTCCACATACAGCGGATTTGAAGCGGGGTATAAGTATCGTCTTATTATGGTGAAAGATACCTTGACCACTATCACGCCCGCAGAGTATGTGAATATGCTGCTTTTAAGCGGCAAAGCCCCGATGACAAAAGAACCGTTTCAGTATGGTAATATCCGGTTCACTGTTTCTGTAAACCAAACGTTTGATAATAATAACGACACAACCGCATCTGCGCAAGACAGCGAAAGCATGGCCGACGTCGATTGCCTACTCCGGCTTCCGGATACCTACACGCCAGGAGGCGCGCCTACCAAGCTTGTGTTTACGGGGCACGGGGCCGGATCGTGGATTGCCGGAGGCGGAACCGGGAGCATGGACGAATACGATTTCCTGTTGGACGCCGGGTATGCATTATTCGACGTGAACGGCGCGAACAATAATAACCCCTCATCCTGGGGATCGCCGCGGGCTACGCAGGCGGCGTACAAGGCCTATCGGTACATCGTAGACAATTACAACGTAGACCCGTTGATTTTCGTGACCGGCGGCTCGATGGGCGGTATCTGCGCAATCAACTTTGCCAATATCTTCCCCGAGATCGTGCGTTGCGTTGGGGTGTTTTGCTCGACGCTTAACCAGACGACGGTCACGATCGCCAGCACGCCGTATGCGGGGGTATGGGAGCTGACCCCAGCCGAGTTTGCGGCGGAGTTCGGATTTGAGGTTGTGGCCGGCGAACGCGATTTCGAGCTCACGACAAACGCTGTCATTGACGATACCGTGTCGATCGGCGGTGAAACATTTCAGGCCGTGGCGTCAAGCCCGACCGGGAACCAGTTCGTTCCCGGCGCGACGGAGGCCGACAGCGCGGCGGCGATCGCTGCGGCAATGGCCGCGAACAGCACCCTGAACGCAATCTATACCATTACCAACCCAAGCGGTGCGATCATTAAATTTCTGGAGACCGCTGCAGGCGGAGGGGATACGCCGGGCGATATGACATACACCGGCACGGTCGTCGTCTCAAACGGCACGCCGACGAGCTCCGATAACATGTGGGACGACGACAGGGTGCGCGGGTACAACCCGTTTACTGCGCGGGCCTACGTGGATGGCAACGCCGATGATTGTATTATGTTTCCGTGCCCGATCAAGCTGTGGCACGGGCTATCCGACCCGGTGATCCCGTACCAGATTTCGGAGGAGTGGGTGGCGCGCGTAAAGCGATCGGGGATTGATTGCAGGCTGCGGCAGTTGACTGGCGTCGCGCATGAAGTTACCACGGCTATGAAAACGGAATGCCTGTACTGGTTCAACCGCTTCAGCTAACCAAACCCGCGTGGCGACCCCGTCGAGCTTTGCATGAAGTTCGGCGTTTTTTATACCGTCAGACAGCAACCAAAACGACACTTATACCTAATACAACCCACAAGACGAAAGGAGAAAACGCACTATGATTACGGGAAAACAAGTGGCAGAAAAGGCCAAAAGCCTGCTGCAGATGGCCACCATCCCCTACATACTCGGCGGTGAGACCCCCAGGGGCATGGACTGCCAAGGGCTCGTGGAATGGACGCTGCGGGAGCTGGGCATGGAGGCCGATTACCGCGGTACCAACGATATGTGGCGGAACCTCGTGTCCGTGAAGGGAAGCATCGAGGACGGCGTGAAACGCTTCGGCGCGATCCCCGTCGGCGCTTTGATCTTCATCGTCGATCACGATGGCGGCGAACCCGCGCTCTATCAGGGTGACGGCGCGGGAAACGCATGGCATGTGTACGTCAAGATCGCTGACAGAATGCTGGTCCACGCCAGCGCGGGCAATCTGATGGTCACTACACGCACCTTTGATGATCAGATTATCCCCAACGGCGGACCGAACGCGTACGGCCTGATCAACGGCGTGGACTATGGCGTTGGCGATACCGGCGCCGGGGAAACGGTATCCGCGCCGACCGCCAGCCGCTGGGCGCCGCGCTATGACCACCTGGTATTCCTGTACGAACGGAAGGACGACGGGACCCTGCGTTGCATGGGCGACGGCGTCCGGGAAATCCAGACCGGTTTGAACCGTTGTGGATATTCGCTGAACGTCGATGGCGAATTCGGCCCGCTGACCGATGAAGCGGTCAGGAAGTTCCAGCGCGAACACAACCTCGAAGACGACGGCATTGTCGGCAAGCTCACGTGGGAAGTTCTGATAAAGGCCGCGAACGCGGAATAAATGCTGTGAACGCATAACGAAAGGACTGTAAGACTATGAGCGATATCGTAATCGTTGGACTATTATCCCTTGGAGGCACCTTACTTGGCACATTCGGCGGCATCATTGTATCCAGCAAGCTGACCGCTTATCGGCTGGAGCAATTGGAAAAAAAAGTAGACAAGCACAATCAGCTTATCGAGTGGCGCGCCGAAGCTGAGCAGCGATTGCGGTATTGCGAACAGGCGCTGGAGAAGGACTGAGCCGGATGAAAAAGCTACTGGATCAAATCATCGGGCAGAACAGGCGATTCATGAAGTACATCGTCCTGTACTGCCTCGGGTTTTCTTCCCTCGTGATCCTGCTGTGCTGGCTCAGCAGCTGGTTCGGTGTGAATACCGATACCGTGCTGACCGTTACTGCTGGCATCTTCGGCTTTAACCTGATCTCGACCCTGATTATCAGGATTTCGGAAAACAAAGCCGACAAGAAGTCGGCAGAAAGAAAGGATGACCCCAATGAAAAAAAGACTGTTTAGCTTCATACTGTTGCTGATGATGATCTTCATGATTACCCTGCCCGCCCTTGCCGTGGACGACCCGATTCCCGCGGCGCAAACGGCTGTGACGATCGACTGGAGCCTCATCCTCGGCGAAGTCCTCAAGTGGGCTGTGGGCGCCCTCCTGGGCTTTATTGTGCTGGTGATCGCCTACGTGATCGTGCGATACCTCATCCCGAACCTGCCCGGTATTGTGCAATGGCTGATGGACAAGCGTCTGATGTGGCTGGCGAAAATATTGGTGAACGCCGCAGAAGTTACCCTGGGCCGACACATGGGCGCGGAAAAACTCGCCCTGGTCAAAAAGTGGTTTGAAGATCGCGGCATCGCCATCACCGAAGACGTGGAAATCATGATCTCGAACGCTTGGACCGAGCTGAACAACAAAATGATCGAGCTGGGCCTGAAGGAAGCCGCAACGACCGAGAGTTGAGCCAGCCTTCATATTCCGTCAATAAAACCCCGGCAGGCGCTACTTGCCGGGGTTTTTGCATACCGTTTTGCATACTACATCCTGCTGTAGCTAGCGTAAGTATGCAGAAATAGACGCAAAAACGTAAAAGAAAAATCCCTAGCAATGCTTTATCACCAAGGGATTTTCATTGGTGACCCATCGGCGACTCGAACGCCGGACACCCTGATTAAAAGGCATAGAACGCATAGGGGAGAGATGCTTGTGATATAAGGAATTACTAGGCTGAAATGGGATTTTGCATACTTTTCTGCATACTGGCGCGGATCTTCTGGTTGACTTTACTGCGCAGTTTATTGGCTGACGCAGCTTCTTTTTCACTGGTGAGGTGGGTATAAATTCGCAAGGTCATGGTCTGATCCGCGTGGCCCATCCACTTCATAGCGGTCTTGATGTCAATGCCGGAATCGTAGAGCATGGTGCAATAAGAATGACGGAGATCGTGGGTCCGGAGATCGATCTTCTGCCAAGGGTGATCCTGCAGCCACGCTTCCCCCTGACCTTTACGATTGCCGTACCAGCGCTTGATATCGCTGTTGAGAAGCGTTTCCAGATGGATGACGTAGCTTTTCCATGCCTTTTTCACGGCGGATTCAGACATCAGCGTGCCGGATGCCGAGGGCGCTACAAGGCCCTGTATCGGTTGCAGGACGTCAGCAAGGATATCCAGGAGGGGAATGGTGCGCTTGCCGGCTTCCGTTTTTGGATCGGATATGATCGGGATATTGTTATCAAAACGCACAGCTTCGGACACGGTGATAGTCATGTTCTTGAAATCCACATCCCGGCCCACATTCAAAGCGAGAACTTCACCGCGGCGCAGCCCGGCAAACAGCATGGTCAAAACGGCTGGTGTAAAACGATGAGCGCTTTGCAGGATCAATTGTCTCTCCCATTCCTCAATAGCACGGTGCGAGCCGGCATTGGCTTTTGGCGTCTTCACAGACAGACACGGATTGCTGAGAATAATCCGGTCCGCCACCGCAGCGGAGAACATGCCGTTCACGAGCTGCGTATAGGTGCTGATGTAAGAATAGCTGTATCCGGACAGACCATTGTACGCCTTTTGGATATCTGATGGAACGATATCTGATATCCGCTTGTCTCCTACCGCGTTTACAAAGGCATTCAGATACCGGACGTAATCGCCGAAGGTACGGTCCGTTACGTGATGCTTATATACATGCACCCACGACGTGGCATACTGAAGGAGGCCGATACCTTCCATTTCGGCGCGGAGCCCGGCTTCGATCTGCTTTTTATAGGCGTCACGCTTGGCGTAGGCTTCGGATTGAGTGCTACCGAGGAACTGCTTGCCTTTGTACTTAGCGCAGTATCGACCGTCTTTTCGCTGTTTCAGGGATGCTCGGGGCATGGTGGAGGCTCCTTTTCAAATATACTTATGGATGACGCGATAGATCAGGGAGCATGCCCTCTTGAACAGCCAAATAATCCCACGCATGAGGGCTACGGCCAGCCACATGTGGCTGGGCCAGGGGAAGG